ATATCTAATGCTGATGAGATAATTGGGTCATTATCCATTGCATCATAATCTCTGAATAGTTCTCTACGAACTTGATGGTAAGCCATTGATTGAGCTGCCATATTATCTGATGCAAAAGACCTTTGTAGTTTTGTGTACCTATCTCTTAAATTCATAAGATTAGTACCTTGTTGTCTATCATCGGTATCAACTACTTTTCTCTTTCCCTCTTTATCAACCGTTACGATTGCTTGAGTGGAAAAGAGTTTCGTTAATCTATCGAAAAATGAACTATTTTGTTGTTCTGCCATTTATACTTTCTTTATGTTATAATCTAACTAAGATACAAAAAATATTTGATATATCCTAATTTTATTACCATGCTTTACAACTCCAATACCTAGCCTTATGTCTTGGTCCTGGTGTATCACAATTATGTCTGGCTCTAAAAGCCTTTTTTCTTGATGGAATATCTTTCTGAATCTGCATTGTTTTCTCACCTGCTTTTTTAGCCGATGTCCCACCATGTCCGAAGTTTACCTTTACAACATTTCCCTTTGGGTTCTTTACATACACTTTAAACTTCTTAACATCACCTCTTGTTGGTTTATTAAGTTTTACCTTTCTACCTTGATATTCGGCTTCATTAATACCCTCTTTCATATTTTTTAGAAAGTGAATAAACTCCTTTAAATCATCATAGTTTTCAACATCATATTCTTCGATGCTTTCATCCAATGATAACTTAAATTCATTGTAAAGTTCTTCTGAGTAATTTTCCATTTATTAATCCTATAATTAACCTATACTATATAAATATAAAACTTTTAATTTATAACCATTTACTTAAATCCTCAATCTCATCACCAACTTTCATCTGCCAAGGATTCTCATCATCATTGTTACTTCCATATACCCCACTATAAGTATATGAAGATATACCATCTATTGATTTTTTGGTTAAATCAATACCTTCTTGTCTTAATCTCAAAGCAGTATCTCTTACCCAAAGTGAAATAGCTAATGACATTGTTAAATCATCATTGTAACCCCTCATAGCTTCAGCTCTACCATTCATCCATATAAATGTAAATAATTCATCAATAGTTCTAACTGAACGTATTATGATTGATTTCTCTCTAACATACTCTTCTAACTTAGAAATAATTAAAGGTCTTGTTCTTGAAGTAGTTGAGAATCCAGCAACCATACTTTTATCTTGTGACCTGTATCTATTTGAGTGTTGATGTTCTATATCTACATACTTTAAATCCTTATTCATATAATAAAGGTTTCCATAGTTTCTATCAATCACTTGTTGAATAGTTGCCCAACCAATATTTGCGTTTTCAATAACCAACAATGCATTGTTATATTCAGTTGATAGAGATACTAAGAAATTACCAAAATCTTTGGTATCTAACTTACCTCTATATTCAGCTACTTGTTCCGATGCCTCAACATCTATAACATGAGCAGCAGAATAATCCGAAGAATCTCCTCGGGCAACATCCGCTACAACTATATAAGTTTTTGTATAATCAGGAAATTGCCATTTCCATAAGTTTCCATCAAAACCACCTTTTTCAAGTGGTTCTTGTACATAAGTCTCTTTATAAAATTGAAGTATTTGTGGGTCAATAACCGAATCACCAGAAGAAACAAAATCACAATCACACTCTTGTGCTGCTCCCTTTGGTCCTAATAAAACTTCTTGCTCATCTCTCCAATTTTGGTCTCTTTCTGGATGCACACTCCAATGTAATCTAATATTGTTAAATCCATTTGTACCATCTTCAGAACCTACCCAAGTTTTATGAAAGAAATTACCTACACCATTTGGAGTAGATAAAATAATTGCGTTACCACCCGTTGATAATGTAGATTGAGCCGATATCCATATATCTTCAATCTTATCAATAAATGCAGCTTCATCAAATACCAAAAGAGATAGTGCTTCAGAACGACCAGCATCACTAGCAGCTGAAGTTGCTTTAATCTGAGAACCATTTGAATATCTTAAAGATAGTTTGTTATCTTCAACTGTTGTTAGTTTTAACCAAGAAGGAAGATAATAATTCATTACCCTAACCTTAGTTACTAAGTTTTTTGCTACTTCTTGTTTTGTTGCAATTACTAAACAATTAAAGTCATCATTGAATAACATCTTCCATAATGAAAAACCAGCAGTTAAAGTTGATATACCAGTTTGTCTTGATTTAAGAATAACATTATATCTATGGTCTTTAAAATCAACTAATGTTTCTTCTTGAAATGGATATAATTGGAAAGGTATCTTACCCCTAACAGGGTGTTGAATCATACAATACTTTCGCATGAAGTAAATAGGGTCAGATGCACATCGTTTGTACTCCGATGCTATTATCTGCTTTAATGATTGTTTTTTATTAGCCAAACTAAATTTATTTTTTTCCTATTTTCCAATACATACCACCACTAATAAATGGTGCTAATTGTGAGGTATTAGAATTATTCTGAATACCTAAACCTAATTGAAATAAATTATTCTTTTTATTTTTTAAGATTAACCCAGCTCCAACATTACTAATAATATCATCTTTATTGAAACCTCCGTTTAATCCCCAATAGAATTCATTCTTTGGTAATTCTTTCACAATCGTTGTATTATATACAGTTGGAATCTTAAAGAACCAATCAATTTCTCTGGATTCGATTGAGTTTTGTGAAATGACATCAGTTAGAATACCAAATCCCAAATCTCCACTTGGTTTGTTACCCAATGAATCGGTAACTACCTCTGGAAAATCATATGTTAAATTTAATGTATCTTTAACTGTTATCTTTGAAAAGTAATCTTTAATAATAGCAAGTGAATCTACATCTACTGGTATTTCCACTTCTTTAATTACTTCTTTTGTAATGTACTTTGGTACATACCTTTGTTACTTTAACTTCCTTTTCCACATATATGGTATCTGTTTTTTGTTCTAACAGTTCGTAATCTTTACCATCTACGNTTATTATTTCTTTTTCTTCTTCATCACCACCACAACTTCTAANTAATAACACTACACATAGTGCCATTATCAGTATAGTCTTTAAATCAAATTTCTTTAACCAATTCATAGTTCATAGGTTTTAATTTCATGTAGGCTGTATTTCTTTTTTCTATAACTTCAGTAAGTTCTTTTTTACCATTTTCGATATCTTTTTCAATCTGAGCTCTTAGTGTTTGTACATCTTCATTAGATGCCCACTTCTCAACTGAACCATCATCGTTGATGTATTCGTGAATATTGGAAACTTCGTGTAATGCTTGATTCCACTTTTCCATTGTATCAGTACCATAAGCAGCCATATTAGAATATATCTTATATTCTTCATATTCTTTCCACAACCCATCTAATTTAATTTGTTGTTCTTTTTTAGCTAAACAAACTCCACAAAATGTAGTTTTACTTATTAGCTTTTTATCTGCGTTTGAATAGTTATTGGTTTCACAATCATCTGATTTACATTTGGATTGTTCTTCTAAATACTTTCTAACTTTAGAAAGTTCGTTTGATAATTTAGATTGTTTTACCTTACCATATGATTTTTGTTCGTAAACAACACCATCTTCTTCCCAAATATCACCAATATTTCTTTTGGTAGTTTCTTTAATACCAGATAGTGAAACTTGAGTATCTTTTTGATATTCTCCAGTTTGAATCATATTTACCAACTTCCTACGAGTTGGATGCATATATTTTTTATTGAATTTTTTCTCAGCCATATTTTGTAACTTATATATTCATATATATAAGTATTGGATTTTTTACTATTCGTAAAATAAACCGAGTATCTGATTGAGTGGTGCGAAGGTTCCAGTTAATTTAAAAGTCTTACCACCATACACAAATACGATACCCTCATTAGGAACTATCTTATCAGTACCACCAATAGCGTTCAACCTTTGTAGTTCTAATTTAAGTTTATTAATTTTCTTAACATCACCTGATTTCTTAACATCTTTGATTGTTTTATCCAATCTCTTTTTCATATCCCTAACTGCTTTATCAGGGTTAGCTGCCAATACTGAACTCATAAATGAAAGTATATCTGCTCCGATACCTAAGAAGATATCTTCGAATGGTCTAATATTATCTTTAGCCATCTTAGCGTGGTCATTCTTATCAATTCCCTTTGCCCATTCCATTGTTTTCACATCAGATAGATTTTTCTTATCTAATCTAAATGATTTATCATAGAATGCCCATCTCTTAACTAATCCCATTAGAGTTTTGTTATCTAACTTAGTTGGAGATTTCTTATTTACAAAATCCATCCAAAAAGCTTGATGATAATCAGCGATTCCATCATTATCTTTTAATTTGAATTTAGATTGTAATTTTGATATTTTAGAATTGTAAGAACCTTTTAGTTTTCTTAAATCTTTTGATTTAGGTAATTGATTAATTGGAGGACCAGAAATAGTATATGCAGATTGTACATCAGCATTTACTTGTTTAATCATTCCCGCAAGTGTTCTTGCAGCTTCTTGATTTTCTCCAATGGCAATACCATCAACGTTGTATTCCATAGTCCCATGAAATACGAGTAGTGCTTGGCCATAAGGTATTACATTAACAGAAGTTGGATAGATAACTTCTAAATTCATAAAACAAGCTCCTCCTTTGAAAATCTTATCTTTTTGTTTCTCACTCAACTTAGATATTGCCTTCGTTAAATCTTTCATTGCGAAGTTATACGCCTTTTCCAATTCTCCTCTACCAGCAAACTTCATCGCTACACCATTGATATCTAATGCACCCTCACCTTTGTTTTTCAAATGTCCTTTGTTTCTTGCCGCAACTAATCTTCCATCTCTCCAACTAACTGCTAATGCTTGACCATCTGTCTTTTCTCTAGCTAAATCTAAGTTTCCTTCTAATGCTTTATTTACAATATCTTTAAGTTGTCCAAAAGTTAAATTGATTTCTGTATCAAATGGATGATTCATATGTCCATATGCTCCACCTTCTAATAGTAAACCTTCACTTAACTTAGGAGTGTTATCATTACCACATTTATGACAAATGTATAAGTTATCACCTCCTTCTGATATTTTCCAA